CTTAATGACAGCTGAACAGATGGAAACTAATTTAGTTAATTTCTATCGTAGTGACTTAAAGCCAATAGATATAGGTAAACAATATGGAACAGAGTTTCCTATATATCCTGGCGAGTTAGTTGTTATACAAGCACCACCTAAATCTATGAAGACTATGCTCTTACAGAATTGGGTAAATCATCTTAAAAGACCAACTTATTTCTTAGAAATGGAAATGTCTGCTAGACAAATATGGCAGCGTTTTATTCAAATAGAAAAAGGCTGGACTCAAGATGAAATAAAAGAATATTACCAGCAAAGTATGAATGGTATAAGTGATTCTTTTAAATGGCTTTATGTAGACTATGCTCCTTGTCTAGCTCTTGAGCTTGAGAAGAAAATTAATATGCTTCCTGTTAAACCAGAGATTGTAGTTGTAGACCATATAGGTTTAATGCAATCAAAGCATAAAGATTTAAATCTCAAGATGGAAGAAATAGCAGGTGCATTAACTGAAGTAGCTATTAGAAACAACCTAGTTGTGTTTGCTGTATCAGAAATTACTAAAACAGCTATGACTGAAGGTATGAACATTGCTTCATCACGTGGTTCATTCCGTATAGCATATAATGCAAGTAAAGTATTATCTATCACACCTCGTAAAGGTCCTGAAGGTAAAATAAGCTCTTTGCATTTAGTAACTACAGCTAACAGAGAAGAAGAACAATTAAACTTAGTGTTAAAACTAAATAAACTAAGAATGGAAAGGAGATTGTAATGTATCCATATAACGAAATAAGGAAAGTCCCTCTAGATTACGAGGGCATTACTTCATCAGCTTTTGCTGTACAAAGAAAAGAAATAAAAAATAATAAAGATGGTACAGGAAGAGAAGAATGGAAAGAATGTGGTATAGTAGGACAGAAATATCTATTAATACCTAATAGTGATGTTAAAGAAATGGCTGATACTATAGCTGATAGTTGCAATGCAGAATTTACTATAGCTAAAGAGTTCTTTGACGGTAGAAGATATTTCTATGGATTAGTATCTAAAACACATACTGTTGAAGTAGCTAAAGGCGATGATGTAGCGTTAGGTCTTGGCTTTTGGAATAGTTATGATGGCAGCACTGCTTTAAAAATGAAGTTATTCTTAATGCGATTAGTATGCACTAATGGCATGATGACTAATGACCATTTTAATTCATATCGTTTTAAACATGACCATACAAGTGAAGGTTATGAAGATGAAATGATGCAAGTTATTGATATAATAAATGGTTGTGGTGATAGTGTGGAAAAGATTGCTAAGAAATTTAGAGGTATGACAAATCTAGAAATGAATTTAGATACTCTAAAGATTGCTAGGCAAATGATACCTGCATTACCTACAACTACATGGGGTAAGATAACAGACCAATATCTAAATAACTATGTACTTGATGATGACAACTCTGCATTAAACAAGAATACAATGTGGGATTTGTATAATGCCTGTACTGATGTACTATGGCATGAAAAGAAACCTACAGTTGCATCGTTTAATCATAACGCATATGTTACAGATAATCTGTTAAAATGTGTTGCGTAGCTATAAATAATATCTTACATTATTATCTATGATATATGGATATCTTATAAGATATGAAGAGATTTAGGTAATGCCAGGGATGGTGTTGTCTTGTCGAAAAGGAAATTGATGGGGAGTATTTCTCCCCACGTTTCCTGTAGTAAGTGTAAGTTTTTTGAAAACAATAAATGTACTTGGTTTAAATATTTTAAAGATGAAGAACCAAAAACTATACCAAATAAAATTATAAATAAAGGATGTAGGCAATTTTGCGACCATCCATTAACGATAGAAGCAATAAGGATGTTTAAATGAAATCTAAAATGTATCATAAAAAGGGTGGCTTTAATGATAACCCTGAAAATTTAAAAAAAGCAATAAAAGCTAAACGTAAAAAGCTTGGACGTAAACCTAGAACAGCTAAAGAACATGAAGAATGGCGTAAAAATCAAAGAAAAAAGTTTAAACTATGGTAATAAAGAGTTATATAGTATTGTTTTTATTGACAGCAATAGATGAACAATGGAATATAAATAATCCTAGACCTTTTCCTGTAGCTAAGTATCATAGATTGCAATGGGAAGAAAAAGATTTTTATACATTTAAGATAGATAATCAATGGGTATTAAGAAAATATAGAAAAACTGATAGTAAATTAAAACGTAAGATACGTAATAAATACTGGAGAAAAAGAAATGCCTAAACAAAAGAAAATGACATACAATCAACTATTAAATTATATGAGTGCAGTTGAAAACAAATATGACCATGCTATAAATACTATTGGTCAAACTATGGCTGACTATATAGAATTTAAAAACAACAAAGATGAGTTTATGGAGTGGCTCAAAAAGGTAAAATATGCCCCGAAAAAAGAAGAAGCAGAATAAAGAATCTGATATATTGAAAAGATTAAGAAAGTATATTATTAAAAAATATGGAGAAATAAAGTGATAGTATGTAAACGTTGTGGAGAAATACTACATTTAGAAAAAATAGATAAAATATTAGCCGATAGAGAAGAGGCTATTAAACGAATGAACAAAAGGAGTTATGATGGCAGCAAAAAAAGAAACAAAAAAATCAACAAGCAAGAGTGGAGATAATAGAGATACATTGCTAAAAAAAGTAGATGATTTAGGCAGAAGAATTGAAACTCTAGAAATAGATATTAGAGAAATGGCTGTAGAATTAATGAGTATTGATAAAAGTTTATTATCTAGAATAAAAACTAGGTTAGGATTATAATGGGTATATCAAAAAAATATATAAGAGAAATCTTTAGAAACTCAGAAATCCAGCTTACACGAGAAGCGTTGCTTTTAATAGAGAAAAGATTAAAAGAAGTTGTTCAAAATGTAGTTTATGAATGTGAGTCTAGAGAATTTAAAAGAGTCACTCCCGTAAGACTTGAAAGGGTTTTTAAGTATGAAGACCTCCTCTAAAAAAGGTAAAGGTAGAAGACTTCAAAATTATGTCGTTGAAAAACTACTTTTTTTATACTCCAGTTTGGAGAATGACGACATAAAGTCAGCTATAATGGGAGAGTCTGGTGAAGACATCAAGCTCTCCCCTGCTGCAAGGAAGAAAATACCTTATAGTTTTGAATGTAAAAACCAAGAAAGATTGAATATTTGGAGTTCTTTAAAACAAGCAGAGGATAACTCTAACAATTTTGACCCTGTACTTATATTTAAAAGGAACAGAACTAAAACATATGCTTGTATAGACTTTGATTTATTTTTAACTTTAATTAAGGAGAGATAATGGACCCTGAAACTGAAATACAAATGTACAAAAATATAGTTGAGGCTTCTTTTTATAATAAGATGCTTGAAATATATTTAATGGAAAACGAATACGAAGAATTAAAAGCAGTAGATAGAATTAGAATTGGAAATTTAGTTAAAAAATCAATGAAGTTAGGAAATAGAATAGAATGCTAGATATATTAATAGCTATATTAGTTTTATATGCTTTTTATGTAGTACTTTACGGATTTTAATCATCAAATACCATATCGTATATTTTTTCTCCAGCCATCATTGCAGGTTTTTCTAACCCTGTAGGTTGTAATCCTGATGTTATTGGTTTAGCTATATTTCCTGAAACTTCTTGCCACTCTTTGCTCCCAAGTAAAGCTTCTGCTAATTGAATAATAGAATCTATTCCCCAGTTTATAGCAAATCCTAATGGTAGTCTTCTAAGATAATATCTTAATTTATTAGCTACCATTTCTTCATCATCTCCAGCCATTATAAATTGCATTCCTAATACTAAAGGCATATATGCTAATGATAATAAATCAGATGAAAACCCACCTGCAACTCTTTGCACTGCAACTCCACCAGGACTACCATACATCAATCCCTTAAATCCACTGAATGCTCTAGTAGCTCCAAAAAATAATAAATCAGTAGCTAATGTTGTTAACCCTTGCATTAAAATAAATTTTTGTGATTCCTTTTTAGCGTAATCAGTTTCATTTTTAACTCTTGTTTTATAAAGATAACCTGCACCAGCAACTAATCCTCCTAATACGCCTAAAGTCCCTAATGATACTGTAGCTCCTGCTAATCCTCCTACGACTCCTGCACTAGGTAATACATACATATCTTTTATTACTTTCCAAAGAGCCTTTTTATCTTTATTTCCTTGGTCTAAAATATCAACACTAGCATATGAATTATATAATTGATTAATTAATTTAGCATCATCTTGAAACTTTTGATTACTCCATCCAACTAACTTACCTGTTATCCTTGCAAACGGACCTCTAAATGCAGCTCCCAATCCTGTAGTAGATAAAGAATAATTAGCTTTATCACTATATAATTTTCCAATATTAATAGCTGTTTCAACTTCTTTAGGAGTATATTGATGAAATCCTCTTTTTTGAGGAAGTTTTCCATCTCTAATTGCTTTTTTTAATCCTATAATAAATGGTATTGTACGTACAAATGTTTCTGTGGCTCCCATTGAAGTTCTTTTTAATATTTTTGCTAATGAACCATAAGTTACAAGAGCTGTTTTTTTCCCAAATAACTTTAATCCACCTAGTTTAGACACTTCATCTGAAGATTGTAAATGATTAAATATAGGCAAACTTTTATTAATAGCGTATTGAACAAAAGCTTGAGATATGCTATCAGCTTTTCTTTGCCTGTTCAATTCTGAGCTTTTTTTAATTTGATTTAATTGTTCAGCACTTGAAGTAACGTCTAAACTTATTTTTGGTTTAAATGATTCAGTAAATTTATTAGATTTATCTAAAATAGCCCTAATTTCATCGTTTAATTCTATTTGAAGCTCAGTAGCCTTTGCAGGATTATTATTGCTTAAAACAATGTATTTAGTCATTAAATTTAATATTCTTTGATGAACTTCTTGTTCTAGCATATTTTCTGATATCTTATCTACCATCGCTTCACCAAAAAAGTTGCTCATATCTACAATACCTGAACGAGCTAAAATGTTTTCTAATGCATTTAATTCATCTTTTGTATACCCATCTGTACCTTTATCCCAAAAAAATACATCAGATAAATAAGCTGCTATAGGTGCTGCCTCTTTTAAATCGTTATAACTATGTTTATATATATTTTGAAATGCAGCAGTACTATTAGT